CTGAAGCCTTAATTGCTGTCCGGCTTTGCATAACTTTGGAGTCATGCCAATAGCGCAGTTACTTCTTCAGCTGTAAGGCCTAGTTTAGTTAGGACTTCGCGCTTCTTGGCTTCAAGTGCTGTTCTAGCAGCTTCAAGTGATTCTTTCGCATCTGCTTCTGCCTTGCGTTCAGCTAAAAATTGTTCTTTAGCTTCTCCGGTTAGTTCAATGCGTTCGTTATCTACTTGAATAAAGACTTTACTTTCTGTAGCCATAGATCGATACCTCTCCTGTTATAGTGCCGGTTCCAACGATTAAAGTAATGCCTGTGTATGAAGTAGATAGACCGTGGCGGCTACCGCCCCATAATTGATAATTAGCGCCATAATTTTGGAATGTGCTAAAAGTTGGCTTAGCCAAGAATGGGTTAAAAAATGTAGTAAAAGTTGCCCATTCGTCGTTTGAGGTAAATCCTAAATAGCCAGATGAAGTAGCTGGGCCACCGATATTAGCCACGGTAGATGAATTTTGAGCGTTGTAAAGAGCTGGTCTGTAGTAATCGCTTGCGCCGGAAGCATCTGCGCCACCTACTCGTAATCTGAAAGTTAGGTCTGCGCTTGCTGCTGAAGCATCGCCCTTAATCAAAATCAAATAGTTATCGTAAGTTGTGCTAAATACATCATTGATAGAATGTGAACTTACCGCGCTGAAACTTGTAGTGCTAATTAAATCTAAGCCAGATGAAGCAGTTGCCCACTTAAGGCCTGTTGCCTCTGCTGAGTCAGCTGTAAGGACTTGGCCGTTAGTTCCGACTGCTAGACGGGCTGGAGTGTCTGCCGCTGTAGCACTAATGAGATCACCCTTAGCATCGACAATAGCGTTCTGAATAGCGTTAGAGTCATCTTGAGCAACCCATGAGAAATCAAGGTCTGTGCCTGATGCCTTGGCTAATACCTGTCCGGTAGTTCCACCTTTAAGGTCGACCATAGCTGTGTCGATATCTTGGCCAAGTGCAGCAATAGCGGTAGCGCCATCCTTTACTAAGTCTGTCGACTGAGGGATATCCCACCCAAAGTTTGTGGTTGTTGTTGCCATTACGCTACTACTCCTATCGCATCTAGCCAGGTTAGGCTTGTGTTAAGTGTGTTCCATGTCTCCGCTGCATTTACCTGTTCCCATTTTACCGCAACTTGGGAGAAGTTTATTGGAGAAGCATTAAAAGTCAGGCTCAGGTTATTTAGGCTTGCTCTAAATGTCCAACCCTCGATGTAACCCTGGAATGAACCGCCGGTGATGTTGGGTGGTAGATTTTGAATCCAGACTGGCTGGCCTAAGAATATGTTAATAAGGGCATCTCTATCTGAATCATCAATTTCAGGGTTTCCAAGCACGAAGGTAATGCTCTGGAATTTAGGATATGGATATGCTCTTAGCTCTATGTAACGATCTGCCAAGGCCTCAGCATCTGAAGTGCTCTTAATTCGAGAAGTATAAGATTCTGCATAACGGCCATAAAGGGACTGGCTATTGGTGTCCTCAGCGACATAGGACTGGTTTGCATTGTTATCGTAAATTATGTTGAAGTAGTTTCTAAGGTCTCCAGCGCGAGTGGTCGCAGCTAGTCCTAGCCCGTTGGCATGGTTAGCATCGAGAGTGGTGTACCCATTAGCGGCCAAGTAATCCTGTCGATGGGTCTGGTCTGCATAGCCGATGTTGCCGTTAGCATCTTCGTAGAGAACGCCAAAGGCTGAGTTAGCGATATCTGTGCAAAGTGTGTAAAGGTCTGTCGGACTAGATGATCGTGCAATAAGTTCATAATCGCCCGGCTGGTCAATATTACCTAAGCCAATGTTTACGGCGTTAGCCCAAGTCTCGGTAGGGTTATAAGTAGCCCAAGTCTGAGCTGCCGGAACTTCATTCCATTGCCCTAATAGATATCCAGATAGAAGTGTGTAAATCTGGTCTCCATCAAAGTCTTGGGACAAGATTCCATTATCGATAATTTTAGGCAGTTTAGATAAGGCACCAAGAGCCGTAATGGTTGCCACGGTGGTATATCCACGATCACCGGCTCGGTTAACAGCAATAGTAAAATCTGAGATATATCCGCCAAAGATTGGAACATAAGTTCCAGATGAGTTAGTTACCTCTACTGCCAGGCCGGTTCCAACCGTAAAGTTATAGCTTGAGTTATCTAGGTTCATCAACTGCAACTGGCAGTAGCCCGCTACTGGCTGGACATTGATATCGGTTCTTCCCGAAGTAACCGTAAGGTTAGCAATGGTTACATTTGTGACTTCAAGGCCATCTACTAGGACTTTATAGGAAGGTGTATAGGCGGTCATACGAATACGAGTCCAGAGCCACCGAGGGTTCCTCGAGCTGAGGAATCATTGAGAAGTCCTACGATTTGGCGAGCGGTTGATTCGCTATCAATTGCGCCGTTAACTGTAATGTTTGTGGTTCCTGTGCTTGCATAAGAATAGCGTGGCATTGAAGGTGCGACAGGTGTTGGTGCAATTGGAGCCGATGGAGATGTAGCCCCGGTTGGGAATGAAGCCCCAGTTATGAAATTTCCTACTGCTGAGCCAGCACCCTTGATAGCATCGATGATGCCTGTAATTGCATTGTAAATCTTTGTAATCTTAGTTACGAAACTAGCAAAGGTGTCGATGATTCCTTCGAGGATTTTGCCTAAGCCCTTAAAGGCTAAGCCCAAGGTTTCGCCGATTGCAGGTGCGACATAAGTTACTACGAAGTCTGTGATGTTCTTGAGAAGGTTAAAGAATGGGCGCAATTCGTCATTGTTCTCTTTAAGCGCTCCGCTGACTGAGTTGAATGCTGATCGTAGGCCGTTAATGATTGGCTGTATAACCTTCATTACTGGAGCAAGTTTATCGCCTAGGTTAGAAGTAAAGTCCTGAATTGCTGGAATAACATTCTTAACGAGAGCCTCGACCATTGGAGTAATGGCATCAAGGATATAAGCGCCTACGGTTTCTTTACCTTCATCAAAGGCTACTGTAAGACGGGCTAACTTTCCTTGAAATGTGTCTGCTTGCTTAGAAGCCTGGTTCTCGAAAGTACCGGCTAATTTTGCTGTTATCTGGTCGAATGTAAGGGTCTTCAGTTCAGCCTTATCAAGTCCTACACCTAAGCGGCTAAGGCCTGCTAGGTTGCCTTCCTGAGCCTTTGAGAGGCTTTCTGTGACTGCCTGGAGAGATTTGCCACTACCAGCCGCAATATCTAATGCGAGGGTCTGTAATTGCTGCGCTTTGTCTAAATCTTTAGTGGCTCGAGTTAAACGATCTAGTGACGGGCGAAGTTCATCATCGGCAACGCCAGTAGCCAGGGAAGTCTGAAGGATATATTCCTCTGTCGAGGCTATCTGGTCATCGGTTGCTTTAGTAACATTGCGAAGAGTGTTGGCTAACTTGGCTTGCGCTGCTTCATCCTCGATGGCTGACTTAACGCCATCAATGGCTAACTTGCCTGCATAGGCTACGGCTGCTGCGCCCGCAGCTGCGAAGGCTGCTCCGGCTATCTTGCCAAATTTAGCAACCTTGTCCCCGAATGTAGCAACATCTTTATCTGCCTTGTCGAGGTTCTTAGTAAAGTTATCGACATCGGCAAGCAGCTTGAGCGTTAATGCTCTTGTACCTGTTGCCATTATGTCCACTCCTTAAGAATCTTGTCGAATGATTCAGTCCATCTTGCCACGATCTGCGGTTGAATCTTGCGGAGCGTTGGATAGATAAACCAACCCTTGGAGCCTCGACCTTCACGGCCTGACCATACGGGGAACTGCCTAAACTTATTAGAACCGAATTCTGAACCGCCCCAGATATCTCTAGTGGTTGCCCCACCTGAGAACTTCTGAGAAGCGAATCCGTAAGTAATCTCGCCAATACGGCTGGACTTCTTAACGCGAGAACCCTGAGCAATTCGGCCTGCGACTTTACTGCTCTGGATTGAGTTAGCCTTTTGGATAACTTCATCTCGAGCGAATTCAGCCAGAGCGCCTGATTGGCGCTTGGCCTCTTCGTTAGCCTCTTCACTCATATTCTTTAAAGCCTTGAATACCATGCGGAGTTCCGTCTTATCGAAGGCAACTAATTCATCTGCCACGATTACGCTCCTCTAGTACTTCAATAGCTGTAAGAATATCCTCGGCACTTTGCCAATGATTCATAGGAATCTGTGTAGCTAGTGCCAGTTCAACTAAGAGTCGGCTTACGCTTCCTCTTGGATGACTTTTGGGTCTCCTTCACCTACTTCAACATCGTCAACAGATTCCATCCATTGATCTAATGTCTTAGTTGGCTTACCGCCTGCTTCACGCTTCATGGCGCTGTGTGCTACATAAAGAATGTCCCACATTCCGCCAAACTGGGAGATGACCTTCTTAGTTGCCATTTCCCAGCGGGCGTAATCTGGCGGTCTAACCATG